TTCAGTCAATATTAATTTTTTATTTTTTAAATCTTCGTTGAATAGATGCATTTCTTGTTTTTTTAAATGATCTTCATTTAAATCTACTTTAGTAAAAACATCGTTAAAACCAGTATTAATTAATTTGCTTAAAACTTCAGGCTGCTGTAATTTTCTAATAGCTGCTTTTTCTATTTGTCTTACTCTTTCTCTACTTGCTTGAGGATGTATTTTTAAACCAGTCTCTTCAAGAGTATGATCGGTATTCATACCAATACCATAACGCATTCGTAAAACTGCTTCATATCTAGGACTTAGATACTTTGAAAAAATTTTATCTAAGTTAAATTGAATATCTTTTTCTATTACTTTCATCTCTAGATTTTTAACAGGATTTACTAATTGTAAAAGTTCTTGTTCTTTAACTTTTATTTCATAACTATTTTTAGCAAAACCTTTTAATTGTTTTTCTGTAAAAGCTTCTTCTACAGTCATATCTAAAGCCTGCAATAATTGATTAGCTGTATTTGTTAATTGTCCTTCTTTTCTTTTTTCTAAAAATGGTTTTACTTTACCACTAATGATCATTGAAGTATGTTGGTATTGTAATTGATTTTGTTTACAAAACTGCAGTACACTTACATAACCCAATTCCTCTATCTTAGATAATATTCTGTCATTTCTTATTGTTATTTTTACTCTATAGTCATTCATTATTTATTCCTTTCATGGGTTGTTGTGGTAGTTGTTGGTTTAACGGCAAATATCGCAGGATCAAAAGAAACCGAACCAACTCAAGCATTGCTGCCGAGAACCTACCACTATCCTCTATGATCGTCTTTTGTCCTATTCTGTAATTTTTATTAGTCATTTGTTCTTTCTTTTCCTACTCGTTGATAATTTTTCCAATCATCCGGATTACTATTTCTTTTTTTATCATTACAATTTACACAACAAAACACAATATTATTGTCTTGATAAGTTAACCTTGGGTCCCATCTGTCCATAGAAACATTTGTTTTGTGTTGGCCTTTACGACCTGAATAACCCTTACCTCTAGTTCCCATTCTAGTTATAAAAGTAAAAGGTTGCTCACAGTATGCACAGATCCTTCCATCAGTGTCCGGAAATTTTTCTTTCATTTTAATTATATGATTCATATAAATTCTCCACACTTCCATTTTGTCTATACTTGGAGCAGGTATATGCCCACCATATTTTGCATGGCTAGGTTTAAATTTATTAGAGATCATTCGAGTAACATAACCTCTTTCAGTATTCAAGTAAGTATGGTCTTTAATAATTCTTCTAGGATCACTAGGATCTTTATAAGGCATTTTTTAATTCCTCTCTTTGTACCTGCATCTCATACCTATTTATTTTTATCTCGCACATTTGAATATACTCATCTGTTAAATGATCCTCGTCGTGTGTATAATAAGTAGATAAACTAGTTTTATCTAAATACTTCTCAAACCTTTCTTTTTCCCACTTTGAAAAAGATTCTCTCATATCTATTTTATTTAATAAATATGAAAGATCTTTTAATTTATTATAAGGTACTGTTTTACTCATTCTTCTCCAGGCAAATTTTATTTTGTCCTTGGTCCATGATCTCAAAGCCATACAACTTTAATACATCTCTAATAAGTTGCATATTATATTTAGGAAAATCATCGAAGACGTACCTAGTAGTAGGTGCTGAACGATTAGCAAACCAAACACACTCAGTCATTACATCTTTAGTCATGTGTGGACCATCGAAGTGAACAAAAGAATATCGACTTGCTCGATGAGCAGAACCATCCATAAAAGAAGTATCGGTTTCATTAATTAATGCGAAACGTCCAACCTTAATATATTTATCCATGTCCTTGATTAATTGATCTCTCATCTCATTAGTGTAATCACATTGATAAGAATCAGTGTCATCGTAGTGTTGGTATTTTAAATTACCATAAGGATCGACACCAATATGGATATAATTATTAATAACGTTATCCATAATAATAGCTGAACCCAGTCCTTCACGAACTCCAATCTCACAGGATTTAAAACCTTGGCAATCAAATCCTTTAGTCCATTTTTTAAGTAACTCGTAGTCTCCACTGTCTCCTCTGATCATTGTATACTCTCCGTTTCATCGGTTGTCTCTTCTTCTAAACCTTCTGGAATTTCTCCTTGAGAATTGCAAAGGTCACATTGAACAGTGACCTCCTCTCGAGCAGTTTTGTAAGGGATCCTTAAAAATCCGTTTCCCTTACATTTAGTGCAAACTATATATCCAGCCTTCATGATGCAACTTTCACGTCAACACCTTCCGGTGTTGATTTAACTTCCATATCTTTAGTTAGTACTAAAGGTTTTTTGTCGTCATAAAGCGATGCATCCACATATTTAAACGCATCATTGATGTCGATCATAATATGAAACTTATGAATCATAGGTTGACCATCTTGATTGTCTTCCATCATCTCTGAGGCTACTTTGTATTTAAAAATTTGATCCAAAGAATCAGCTTCTTTAACTACTTGCGCCATGTACTTTGACTTTTTTACTAAAGTGTACTTCATTACTTTTTCCTTTCGTGGGTTAGTTATTTTTTTAGTTTTCCATTTAGTTTTTTTACTTCCTTGTTGACAAGAATAGTCACTACTTGAGCACGTGAGATATCTGGATCATCAGGTACCAAGATTTTGCCTATCTTTTGTATTTTTGAATACACATCTAATTTAAGAGATATGTTTTTGTATTTATTAAAGTCCGTCATTTGTTATAACCTTTCATTTGTTAATTAAATAATACCCTATAAAATATGTTATATTGTGTCAAGAATTATTTTAAATAATTTCTTCTTCTTTACAAGAAAACTTAGTGTAAGCTTCCATGCTGTTAACCCATTCTGGGTCAAATTCTGTCATCAATGTGTGTGAGTAATCATAGCCATATACTATGCAATTATGATAGTCATCAAACAATACTTGAGGTGTAGGTATAACTTTGCAGCTATTCTCAACTATCCCGCTACATAAAACCATAAATAAAACTATTTTGATCACTTAACCTTGGCCTTTATAACGTTTTTGAGATTTCTGCCTTTTTTCTGCCTTATTTAAATTTTTTTTGTGTTGACGAGCTCCACGTTTAGTAGGCTTATCTCTTGGTACGAATAATTTATTTGTTTTGGCCATAGTACCTTTTATACTAAATCAACAGCTTTGCCAAGAATAGGTTTATACTTGGTTCTACCTTCTTCTTTAAATGCGTGTAAGAATTGTTTTCTAGGCTTATCCTCAACATAACTACAATGGCACCATCCACTTGAGGGCTCACCTTTTTTGTAGAACTCGAGAATCATTTGATCAAAATCTAAATTTTTATATACCCAATCACAAAGTTCTGCGTTGTCAACTCCTGGGCATTCGAAATCAACGGCTTCCGCATCGCAGTGCTGGCTATTAACTGAACTGCCAATTGCAACTGATAATTCTGGAGATCTATAACACGATGTCACCGTTACAGGACCAAAATGGTCTCGGACGGGTTGTAAAATATTATCACAAATTAATTTTAATTTTGCTATTTGATCTGAGTTAGGATTATTATCTATGCCCTTACGGACAGCAGTGTCTGATTTGATTAACTCTTGAAGAGTAAAATTTCTGGAAAGGTTCATTATTTTCCTCTAACGGAATCGATGAAATTATAAACGCGACCGAATTGTTTGTCAATGCTCATTAAGTCAGACTGGATCATGGTTACTGTTAACTGAAGTTCTATGAGAGTGACCAAAGTCCATGTAGCAAGTCCCATTAGGATTGTACCTAACAATGCAATCAATAGTGTATTAGTTTTTCTACTCATTTGTAGGTACCGGTAATTCATCTGTTAAATATTTAGGTATTTTTAATTTTTTCTTTGTAGGATCTTCTCCCATATAATCACCTGGATTTTTTTCTATATATTCTTTTTTTAAATTTTCCCAATGGTTTCCTTCATCTTTTTTATTAAAAACTTCTTCATTAACTGGTACTATACCCTTACATCTTAAAGCCAGGGATCTAAAGTTTTCATTATATAGATAGCTGGGATTAGCATTAACTTTACTACAATGTTTTAATAATTCTAATTGTTGTTTTAATCTAAGATTTTCTGTTCTTATTTTATTTTGTGTGTCACAGTTTTTTTTAGATAGACCTAAATTTTTTCTAAATGATAACCTTAGTTCGTGTCTATCATTATCATAATCACTGGTACTTGGAATACGATATCTTTGATCGGTTTCATTTTTAGTAATAGATGCTTCCATGCTTCCGTAGACACATTGTCCTCCATCGTTTTGAAGATATTCGTTTTTAGAATTTGCTGGTCCACCAAACAAAGCTAACATTGTCATCATTACAATTAATAGTGCAGTAAACCTGTAATCCATCCTGAGAATCTCCATACATTACCTAATAATCATTTAATAAATCTCTAGCTACGTCTTTAATATCATAGCCTTGTTCCCGTACCGTATTGGCGAGCACATTGTAAAGGTTCTCTGCCATAGTCCAGGTAGCTTCTGCTGATGCAAGTCTAGTTTTTACATCTGCCATCTTTTCTTGTTCATAAGCTAGATCTCTTCTAAGATCTTTTATCTCAACTTCTTGTATTTTTATGATTGCTAATTGATTAGCATTGATTGTGTCAGTTAAATTGACAACGTACTTAATACCAGTGAACGTCCCGAAGAGAACAGATGCTATGACAGGTACTAATACAAAGTTTTTCTTAAATAATTCTGCTATTGACATGATAAACACTCCTCGTATTCAATTTCTTTTACTTCATGTTGACATTTTTTACATTCACATAAATCCATTAAAGGTGTGTAGTGTTCTGAATCTATTTTATCCTCACTGCAATGACACCCATGGCCGCAAGTTTTACATTTTACCATCATTTTAAATAAACCAGTTAATTATTTTTTTAAGCCAAGATGTTTTTTTAGGCTTTTGCCAGACACAATCACAAAAAAGACATTCGTCTTTGCCTCTATGTCTGTGTCCACAATCATTACATATACTACTCATTTTTTTCTCCTCTTAAAAATTTTGGGTTATTTAGCGCAGTTTTACTGCGAGGGATGTATTAGAATACTAAAGCGCCTAATACAAATGCAAAAACAGCAATAGCTATTTCTCTTCTGTAGTACAAAGTCTTCGAACCTATCTCTTGTTTCCAATCTTTAGGTGTTTTTCCGTATATCAACATGGCATAATTTTACATATTATAAAGAACATATCAACCATTTATTTCACCCCAGTTATTACCAAATTCATAATCTACTTTATTGGGGACTTCTAAAGTAACTGAATCTTCCATGATTTCCTTAATTTGTTTAGCTTGTTTCTCATCTTTTACTGAAACACAAAGTTCATCATGAATTTGTACGTGAGCTATTATACCTTCTTTATATAAATCTAACATAGCTTTTTTTGTCATATCTGCGGCAGATCCTTGAATTAATTTGTTTAATGCTTTGTAGGTATAGGCTCTTCTTATCCCTGGTCCATGTTCCTGCAATGCATCTTCATGAGGCAATGCTTTATGCATACCAAATTGATTAGGCTCCCACAAATGAAACCTACATAATCGTCCCAGTAAGGTTCGAATCTGGCCACGCTCCTGGGCACGATTAGAAGCACTATTAGTTAGTTGCTTAACAAAGGGAACTTTAGCGTGGTACGTCTCGAACAATTCTGCTGCTTTTTCTTTTGATACTCCAAGTTCTGCCTGTAATTTTGCTTTACCCATACCATAAAATAATCCTAGGTTAATTACCTTGGCCTGAGATCTAGGAATCTTAGCCATGTCTGCAACTACTTGGTGGAAATCTGTTGAAGTATCATTCTCATAACTATCAATTACATCATTGACAGATGGGAATTTATGAAGGGCTGCATAGTGTGCAACAAGACGAGGTTCTTGTTGTGAGTAATCAAAACTACCCCACTTATGTTTTTCTTCTGGAATAAATATAGATCTAATCATAGGTCCAAGTTCCTTATTTCTAGCTGGAAGTTGCTGTAAATTAGGGTTGGAATAACTAAATCGTCCAGTCACTGTACCCCCTTGATCGGATCTTATTTGATTAATATCGGCATGAATTCTGCCTTTGTGTTCATGTTTAATTATGGTATCAATGAATGTAGTATGTGCCTTATTAGTTTCTCTAGCCTCAGCAATCATTCTAACAATTGGATGTTCATGATTCATAATAAAATTTTTAGTAAAGGATGGAGCATTTGATTTCGCAGTTCTATCGTAAGGTAACTTTAACTTATCAAAAACTTTGGCAACACTTCTTGCAGCCATTAGCTGAACATCTATTCCAGTTTCTATTTTTATTTGTTGGAGTAAGTTTTCTTCTTTTATCACTAGTGCTCGTTTCAATTGTTGAGCTTTTTGAAGGTCTACCCGGACACCTAAGAAACGCATATCGACTAAGCAAGGAAATAAATCCGTTTCGAGTTGGAAAATAGACTCAACATCCTGGTTAGTAATTTCTTTTTTAAATATTTGCCAAAGTTCTAAAGTAAGTTCTGCATCTTTTTCTGCATAGGCTCCAACATGAAGCGCCGGGAGCTGCCACATATCTGCTTTAGGATCTAATCCTCTAGACTTTGCTTCTTCATTAAGTGCTGATTCGTTTTTACCATGACCTAAGTAATCCCAACCTAAACTATTTAAATCAAATCTAAATCTATTTTCATTAATTAGACTAGCTGCAATCATAGTGTCTACGATTTGTCCCTGAATTTTTAGACCCATAGATCTAATCCAACTAACATCATACATTGCATTGTGAAATATTTTTATTGCTGGTGTATTTAATATGTCTTGAAACCATTTTAAAGTTTTCTTACGATCCATGTTTGGCCCAGATGCGTGAGCAATAGGGAAATAAAACTTCTTACCTAACACAGCTACAGCGATTCCTACAACTTCTCCATTACCAATAATTGCACCACTACCTTTAGATTTTAAATCTGGATCTCTAGTCTCTAAGTCAATAGCAATTTCATCGTATGCTCTTAAATCAGGATAAGATTCTGGTTCGATCCATTCTGTCTGTGCTTCAAATAGAGGTACTTTCATTTAAACCTTTCTTGTTGTTGTGGTAAAGCATACCTTGCTTTTCATATTTAAGTAATCTTCTTTTCATAACTTGATTTTCTTTATAAAGTCTTTCTGCTCTTTTAATTGCTGCCGTTAACTTTAATCTTATTTGTAAAAAAGGATTCATTATATCAATCCAAACATAAATATTGTTATAATTAACAAACCAAAAATATCAGTATATGTATTCATTTCTTTTTTATATCTTTCATTGTTTTAATTTCTAGTTCACAGTAATGAATTATTTTTTCAAGGTCCTGTATTCCTGCTTTGTTTTTATAACGACAAACATATTTAATTACGTTGCCCTGGAAGAATGACAAAGCATTCTTTGAAATAAACTCATAAGGTTGAATTAAAAATTTTTTATAATGTGATCCACCTATTTGTTTATCCTGTGGAAATGTATCTGTGAATATATCTTTATGCGTCATAACTGGTAACCCTTCCTTTCTATTTTTGCTCTCATTAAATATAAATTTCTTTTTGCTCTCGTACACCCTACATACCATACTCTGTGCTCTTCGTCACGCTTTATTATACTATGGGCTGTAGCTTCTCTTATTTTCTTAGCATTATCTAATACTAATACTACGTTCTCACATTCTCCTCCTTTAGCTGCATGAATTGTAGATACTTTAATTCTAGCTTCTTCACTTAATTTTTCTCCATTAGACAACATTAATCTAATATAGATCTTCTCATCCGCAGAAGCAGTGTCGAAACATTCATACCATTTTAAATCTTTTTTTAAT